AGACCCGTCTGAACCTCCTTGGCGTATCCGGGGGTCAGTGCGCTCATCATGGGCGCGTCTTCACGGTCGCGAGGGTCCAGACCCTCCTGGACTCCCTTCGCGAAATGCTCGGACGCGTACGCCCCCTTTATCACCTCATTTTCCGAGTCCTTGCTCGAGAACTTCTTCCACAAAAAGAAACCCGCCACGAGAACCAGTAGCACCACTGCGAATATCACCGGCTTGGGTATGGTGGAAACGAACTCCTTGATCTGGTCGAGCATACTGTTTGTTATGTTTACATAAGTTTTTTATTTAACGAAAATTTTACGCATACAATTACTCGTAATACTCGTCATCATCGACATCGTCGTAAAGACCGTATGCCTCGGCAAACTGGTCGTCTTCGAATGCCGCCATCTCGTCGTCATACGACATGTACTTTTCCGTGGGTTCGAGTTCGTTGTCGAACACGTCGGTATCGCTATAGTAGTCGGCCTCCTCGAAGAGATACTCCTCAGCGTGAGAGATGTAGGAAGGTGCCATGATGGATATGAATATATTTTGATGTGACGCACTCGATGCGCGATTATATGTCCGACGGAGTTACCTGGGTCAAATGACAACTCCTGGGTCAAATGACAACTCCTGGGTCAAATGACAACTCCTGGGTCAAATGACACTTTGTACAACGACATAAATACCCCGTCGATACCAGGTTATTCACCAAACAAACCAAACACCCAACCCACAAACAAACCCACAAAACAACCCACCCAACCCAATCATGTCGAAGCTCGACACCTCCATCGCTCGCTTCGCATCCTCGATGGGCGAGATCAAGGCCGCGCAGAGGCACATCTGCGTAATCGAGCTGCAGACGAAAAAGGCGGTACCCGGTCAGACCAAGAAGTTCCTGACCGAGCCGAAGAAGACGACCAACGCGCCCAAGCCCACCCCCGCAAACCGCCCTCCGGTGGCGAGCAACAACAAGCGCGAATCGATCATCATTACGGAGAGGAAGGTAGCGAAGAAGAGCAAGATCGGCAAGCTCCTCGGCGGCAAGAAGTATGACTTCTCGAAATAATAAATTCGTATAACACATGTGGAAACTTCTTCTGGTGATACTCGCTATTTCTATAGCCTTTTTCTATGTAAAAAGAAACCAGCAGAAAAAACCGAGAGACAGGACGGGAGAGCTCATCGAACAGGAACACGTATCCGACATATACGGGAAGGACATTCTGGACGCGGAATGCAGTCGGATCTTAAAAAACGTGCCGAGATCTATCTGAAAAAAAATCTGGAAGCTATATTTACAGCCACGACAGCAAACACCGTATTGCGAGTTTTCCGATTCAGATTACCCATCTCTTCGACGAACGATTCACGCATGAGCTGCATTTCGCGCGTGATGTTATCACCGTGAAATTTCATCGACGAATTTATATGGTCGCCCTGTTCGTCGACGATCGCGCCCATGACCTCTACCTCCTTGGCGATGTTCTTACCGTGTTTGTCTATCTCGTCCGGTATCTTGCAGATGTTCGACGGCAGACCTAGAATAGAACTCATTATCTTATCGCGATACTTTATTTTTGTCATTTGACCCGGGACCGCAGTTCGATGATATAAATAATTTAACAAGATGTTCGAGCTCATCGTTATAATGTCCATCCTACCGCCTCCCGTCGACGTCGGAAACATCCATCCCACCGTCATCTCTCTGTACGATAGAATTCAATACAAACAGCGAACTCCCGAATGGTTCGAAGTGCGACGAGGACTGATCACGGCGTCCGAGTCTGCTGCTGCGCTCGGCATCAAGCCCTTCGCGGGTTTCAAAGGATGCCCTCGCGAAGAACTGATGCTGACAAAACTGAATAATCCCAAGAGTTTTTCCGGCATGGCCATGACTCACGGAACTTTTTACGAGGACGAAGCGTGCGACTATGCCATGAATCTCCTCGGAAAACAACAATTTGAATTCGGACTGCTGACACATCCGACGTATTCGTGGCTCGCCGCGAGTCCGGACGGAGTCACCGCCGACGGATACTGCGTCGAGATCAAGTGCCCGCTTCGGCGCAAGATCATACCGGGCGAAGTGCCTCATCACTACTATCCGCAGATACAGGTCCAGATGGAGGTGTGCGGACTCGACGAGACTCTGTTCATTCAGTACAAGCCTAAGCACATGACGGAAACGGGAGACCCGTACGTCGACATCACGATCGTCAAACGAGATCGAGAGTGGTTCGCCAAACACCTGCCGACGCTGAAGGCGTTTCACGACGAGATGGAAGAACGACGCCAGACGCACGTGCCTCAGGACGCGGCGCCCGACGAGAACGTGTGCGACATCGAGGATTGTTTATTCGACGTCGAACGCGAGTACGTTCGCGAGTACGGCGACGAAGAAGAAGCGACGTTCGACATCTCGTGCGATATCGTCGATGATCTGTTCGTCCGATCGAGAGAATACACACGAGAGTTTAACGATGACTCTTTCTTCAGCGATCGTTAATTGTAAAAAAAATAATAAATGATGTAACAAAGCATGATAGACGTGAGCAGCATAGGCGTGAGAGTTCTCATCGGTGTCGTCGTCATAATCCTCGCGTTCGTACTCCTTAAATTCTTCACCGCCGACAAAGAAGATTCCATCACGGAATACGCCGCACCGGTTCCAAAACGCTCCATCGGAATCCTCAAGAGTCCGAAGAATCTCGTGAGAAAGTTGGAAAGCATGCCCCCGGTGTCAAAAGCGAGTTGGGCTCCCAGCCCAGTGGACACCTCGATGACTCCGTATGGCGAATGGGATACAAACAGATTCCAAAATTCTTTTGTTACGAATGTCGCCGCGGGCTTCCCGGAGAACGATGAAGGAGCATCCGCTGCTCGCCCTACCAAGTGGACTCCGCCGACGCCAGCGAACTTCACGATTCCGGATCTGACGATGCGTTCGGAGCTCGGCCCCCTCCCGACTCCTCCTATTGGATCGGACGATCCTTTTAACCCAGAACTGGGAGCTGCGTTTTAATCATTTTACAATTGATTATTTTTTCGACCAATAGTATCCATCTACATCCTTTTCTTTTTTTGTTATGCTTTTATTTATCATTTTTCTTGATATATTTGTTTTTCTAATCGCATCTTTTATTGATTCAAATTCTACTATCATATTATCTCTCGAACGTATGATAGATATACCTGGTGATCCAGTTCGTGGCGCAAACGACCATACGGAATATTTAGCACGTTCGTCCAAATCTTTAAATAGCCAACTAAATCCTCCAACAGGTCCTAATTTCCCACGAGCATTTCTTGAAACATAACCATGCTGAAAATCGTGACTTCTCTCAGCTTCGTGCGTTGATTTATATTCTACAGTAAAACCTAATACGTGTGTTCCTATTACTGCTTTTGAATAATCTAAATGCGCTTCTGCGAGTAGTTCATTTTTTTCTTCTTTTGTTCTAAGCTTCGATAAATCGAATGGTTTATCGGGGGTTTTAGGATCATATTTTTGAAAAGTATATGTTTTTGATGCTAGCCAACATGTTGTATCATTTATAAAATTCGGATCTTCAATATTTTTAATTATTATAGAAACTATGGTTGGGTGAACTTTATAATGATCGGCTGCTTCGTTAATCGTATCAAACTTACGTTCTTCCATTGTTAATACGTTTAGAGCACGAACAGCAGTAGCATTAAAATTATCTTTACCGCATTTTGCCCCGTTGCCCTCCCCGCCATCTGTACAATTATATCCGTTTCTACGAGTATCGAAAAATTTTATATAATATTTTTCGAGTTCTTTGGCTTCTGATAATATCAATTGATCCTCCAGAATCTCAGTTTTTATGTTATCCCATCCATAAAAATTAACGGCATTATGAAAAGCTGGATTAGAACCATTGGCACGTGCGTGTTCAGTTTCACGCCTATCCTTATTTTTTGTATATCCAATATATGATTTTTCACTTGGGCTCGTGTGTTTGTAAATAACGTGAGTTCCATACTTCCAATCATCTGTTAGGTCAGACATTCTATATGTGATTTACATAAAACTGATGCTATTTTAACATCAATGTGTCGATATATCAGTCGTTCTTTTTGAGAAAATTTTTCATTGAGTCGAACCCCATCTTGAACGCTTTTTTTAGTTTTTTGGGGCTCTTGAAATCGAGCACGCTGATGTCTTTGACGTCAATCGTGAACACGT